CGCCGACGCCAACCGTCTGCCTCTCGTGCGGAGGGGCCGTCATGATCGGCGGTCCCATCTGGCTCGAGAAGCTCAGCGAGCTGAGCCCGGCGGCGCACGCGGTCTCGATCATCCGACTCGCGCTTCAGCAATCGCAGGGGATCCCGAGGCCGGCGAGGAGGTTGAACGCGTGAGGTGTTGGCTCGTTTTCATCTGGTTGGCCGCATGCGGCGGCGAATCGATCGTGGTGCAAGAGTGCGAACCAATCGTCGTCCTCGCGAACCCAGGACCAACACCAGGAGGCTGCTTCATCGTGTATGCGGGAGAGTCCTCGACCGTGAGGCTCGCGGGAGATGAAGGTCCAGGTGCTGCAGCGGTCGAGGTTCGGAGTGCAGATGGCTACGAGCAGCTTGCGTGTCAGCGTCCGGATGTGGGCGCGCCGGCGCTCGAGGCGTGCGGAGAAAGCAGATGAGCACGCGCCCGAGCGACCGCATCGCGGAGATGGCGAAGGTAATGCTCGCCGACGTGGAGCGCCGCGCGCACCCTCACAACTTCGCAAAGTACCGCGACGTCTACGTCGACAAGTGCTTCACGCGCGCGGTCGTGCGGTTCCTGGACGACGCATTCGACGCGAACCTGATGCCAGCGACCGCCGCGGCGCTCGCTGATCGTACAACGAACCTGAACGAGCGAGTCAAGAAGCTCGAGCGGGCACTTCCACTCGCGCGAGAGCTTGCCGAAGTGCACGTCGGGGACGGCGACGAGCTCGGTGACACCGCCCGAGAATTGCTTCTCACCCTCGGACCCGAAGCAGAGCATCGAAAGGAGCCATTGACGTGAGGCACGACTTGCGCGGTGAATATCGCGTCTGCATCCACGCGAGTGAGGCAGTGCCGGGGCTCGCCATCTACACCGTTTGCTACGTCTATTTCGACGAAGCGGGCGCCATCGTCGACGTCCGTGGCGGCGCCGAGAGTCTCTTCGACACCGATCCGGGCGTCGTCGCCGGAGCCCTGATCGGGATGCACCGAGCTTTCGAAACGCCACCCATCGACCTACGCGGACCGAAACCGTTCGTGTGCACGGAGGTTCTCAAAACATGAGCATCGAAGCCATCCCCCGCGAAGCGACCGAAGCCGCCCTCTCACCCTGGGAAGGAAGAAACCGATCGGAAGAAGAGCTCGGGTGGTTCTACCGCGAGTCGGGCGGTGCGCTCGGCGAGCGCTCGGCCTGGTCGTCGCTCGTCTTCATGGCGATGGTCGGCGGGCATGTCGGAACGCAGCTCGAGCCCTACATCGACGGCGAGGTGACGTGCCCGGTTCCGGGCCCCGGGCTCATCAAGGCGGCCGAGCGCTACAAGAAGATCAGGCTCGCACTCTCGAGTTGCAGCCACGGAACGCAGGCGCTCACCGAGTTCGTGTTCTCGATCCGAAAGCGCGACCAGCAGAGCGCCGGCCTGCTCGCACGGCACGACAAGGAACACCTCGAGCCGATCGTCACCTACCTCGTCCGCACCGGGCAGGCGAAGCTCAAGCTCGACGGCAGCGAAAACGACGAGCTCGTCGAGCTCATAGCGTTCGCCGAGAAGCGCTACGACGGGGCGATCGAAGAGTACGAGGCCGCTCGGGGTTTCCAGAAGAAAGAAGTCAGTGAGGTCCGGATGCGGTCGAGGCCTATCCCCGTGGCGAAGCGGCAGGCCGGGACGATGGGGGCGAGCAAACGGCGGCTTGTGCCGGTGGAAGCGCCGAGGAGGGTGAAGCCTTGAACCGCCGGGAGCTACTCGCTTTGCTCGCCGCAGGTCCGGCATTGGTCGAGCCGACGCGAGCCTACTCGTTCATCTGGGCGCCGCCGACGCTTCACGACAACTGGAAGGCCGCGTGCCGGATGGCTTTCGGCCCGAGCGTGGACGCGTCGAAGTACCATCACGACGCCTTCGGTGAGATTTTCAGCGCTTCCGTCGGACCCTTGAAAGTAGCCGTGGAGGCGATGGCCGTTCGGGACGTGTCGGTAGCTGACCTCGCGAGGCATCTGCGTGGAAGCTACGACTCGGAAATGGCCCGACGGATGGCGAGAATCTTCCCGTCATGAACCAGCGCGCCCCCGTCATCCTCGCCGTCATCCGTCGGCGCCGCCCCGGTGCGCCCGCCGAGATCGTCGCACCGGAACCTACACCGACGGTCCGGCGCTTACCCCCGCCGACCTTCCAGCGGTGGCCCGAGCCGGGCGCGATCGAGCAAATCTTCCGAGAAGCCAAGAGGTTGCGACCATGATTCGCGTTACAGGCTGGACCGTTGTGAGCGAGGATTACACGCACGTACTTCGCAAAGGGTGGCGGGATCTGCCCGAGGGCGAGCGCTGGGCGGCGCTTCGATTCGTAAGGTTCGACGTCGACCGTTCGCACGACGTGCTCGCGACCGGGACCGTCAAGGGAACGGCGAGCTTGCAGGGGCTAGAACTCGGGGCGATGCACCTTTCCGAGCAGGACGCGAGAGCCGTGGCGGCCGAAGTCGGTGGCCACGCCCACCGGGTCGATCGCGAGGAGCCCCAAGCGACGTGAGACCCCGCGGCTACGTCTCGGTCAACGCTGCAGCGGACGCAGCGGGGATCGAGCGCCGCGCGTACCGGGCAAAACTTCAAGCCGAACACGAGAAGCAGGGCGGGATCCTCTGGACCTTCTCGAAGAACCCCGACGCCCCAAACGCGAAGCTCTGGACGACCATCGCGGTCTTGAAAGTCATCGACCCGGAGGCGTTCGGCGAAGTCACCCAGCTAGACATCCTCGAACTCCGCGAGATGGTTCTAGAAGATCGCCAGCGCCTCACCCGCATCGAAAAAAAAGTGAACATCAAGTGAGACAAAGTGAACAGCCACGACACACTATTACACGCGCGCGCGCGCGATCGGATAGGGGTACAGGGCAAGCGATGGCACTCCGGAGGCCGCCCACGGCAGACCAGCCGGGCAGACGCAAACGCGGCCGGGACGGAACGACGCGGAAGCGGTAGGCTCGGTCGGCATGGCGCCGACGGGCATCGCGATCGACCTCGACCTCGAGGCACGGTGCGCGACCTGCGGAGCCGAGCGGGAAATCGAAGGCGTGCTCGTCGCACAAGGTGAGCGGACGACGGTCGTCGATGCGCCGACGGCTTGCGAGCTCTGCGGCGGAACGCGAGTGAAGGTTACGGTCGATGTTGGACAAGCCCGCGGAACCAAAGCGGAAGACGAAGCCTAAGACGGTCCTGCCGCTCGAGACGCTCGCAGAGGCCTGGGCTATGGCTCAGGTTCACGGCTTCCCGAAAGCCGCCAGGGTCTACGACGTCCATCCGGAGACGATCAAGCGTGCCGCGCGCAAGATCGCCGCGAACGACGCGCTGCGCGCGAAGGTCGAGGCGAAGAGACAAGAATTCGCCGAGGAGTGGCGCCCGCAGGCTCTCCGCGTGCTTCGCATCGGCTTCGACACGCTCGAGAATCTCTTCGAGCAGGCAAAGGGCAAACCCGAGTACCTGCGCGACGTGGCGGGAGCGGTGCACCTGATCAACGAGAAGATCATCGCCGTGGACGCCCTCCCGAACACCCGCCGTCAACCGGCGAAACCTGCTCAAAGCACTCATGTCGGGCGGGATCTTCCGAATTCTAACCAAGGTGCGCCGGCTCCAAGCGCTGGCGGCATCGGCGGAAGTGTGGGAGGCGGCCGACCAGGCGCCACCGCCGGAAACGGCGTCCCCACCGGTACCGCCTGACGAGCGCGACCGCGAGGCGCGATTCTGGGCGTGGTGGGGTCGAGCGAATCCGAAGCTCCTCGTCCCGCTGCACTTCCGGGTCTACGTTCGGCAGGTACTTCAGTGCGTGGGAGGCGACCTCCGGCTCGTCTTCGCAGCTCCCCCGCAACACGGGAAGACCGAGGTCACCCTCGCGCTGCTCGTGTTCTTGGTGCTCGAGCACCCGGGCCTTCGCTGGGCGTACGTCACCTACAACCAGAAGCGCGCGAATGCGATGGCGCGCAAGGTGCGGCGGCTCTTCGCGAGCGCCGGCGTCGTCGTAGGCGGCACGCTCGCGCAGATGTACATTCCCGGGGGCGGGCAAATCCTCTTCACGTCGGTCGATGGCGGCATCACGGGTGAGCCGATCGACGGCGGCTGCTTCATCGACGACCCCTACAAGAACCGCAAGGAAGCAGATTCAGCGGCACGTAGGGCGGTCGTCGAGGACACCTACCGCGAGGCGATCGAGGTCCGCGTTCACCCGGGCGGGTCGATCTTCCTTCTCGCGACTCGATGGCACCCCCAGGATCTCTCGGGCGTGCTCGTCGAGGAGAAGTGGACCTACATCAACCTTCGTGCGCTCGCCGAAGGACCGGTAAACGACAACGGCGTCGTCACGGACGACCCGAACGGTCGGCTCCTCGGCGAAGCACTCTTCCCGGACAAGTGGCCCGTCGACGCGCTCGAGAAGAAGCGCGAGAAGATCCTCGAGTTCGCGTGGGCCGCGCTCTACCAGGGCAGGCCGAGGCCGCGCGGCGGCACCGTCTTCCACGAGCCGACCTACTACACCGCGAAAGAGTTCCCGAACTCGGGCTACCGCGGCGCCTACGGAATCGACCTCGGTTTCTCGGCGAAGACAACGGCTGACTTTTCGATCTGCGCCGGCGTCGTGATGGAGCTCGAGCCGCGTGACGGCAAAGGCCCTCGGTTCTTCCTCACCCGTGTCGATCGGAAGCAGGTGGATGCTCCGTCGTTCGCGCTCACGCTGAAGGCGCGGCACGTCGAGCACCGCGGCTGGAAGATGTTTTGGCGGGCGAGCGGCACCGAGAAGGGCACCGCCGACTTCCTCATTCGAGCGCGGCTCCCGATCAAGGTTTCGCCGCCACCGGGCGACAAGCTCGTCTCGAACACAGACGTTGCGGCCGTGTGGAACGCCGGCCGCTTCCTCGTCCCCGATCCGGACCAGTACGAAAAGGGCTCGCCCGACCTCATCGAGCTCGAAGAGTGGCTCTACCCATTCCTCGACGTGATCGCGAATTTCACGGGCTCTGGCAAAGAGAAAGACGACGACGCCGACGCGATCGGAAACGCTCACTTCGGTCTGACCCGCACGGGTACGGACGACACTTCCCTCGCGTGGCCTTCGCCGGGCGAATGACGAACGATGGCGACGGCCAAAAAGGGAAAGGCTGGCAAGGCCAGCGACAGCACCGGCATCGAGCCGAGCGTGCGCGTCTTCACGACGTGGACGCCGAAGGCGATCCGGTCAGCTGAGATTTCTGCTGATGGTGGGAACCTCCCCCAGGCGGCGAACCTCACCGAATGGGTCCTGAAAGACGACCGCGTTCAGGGAGCGCTCGGGGCGCGCGTCGATGCCCTCCTCGGGCTCGACCCGACCTTCGAAGCGAGCGGCGACAAGCGCCGTTCGAACCGTGCCGTCAAGGCGCTCGAGGCCGAAGAGGATTGGTGGGACTCCTACCCCGAGGCTGAAGTCGGGCTGATTCTACGGTGGGGCATCGTGCTCGGGCTCGGTCCGGCGCGTCACACGTGGCAGCTCGTCGAGGGGCACGAAGGCCGCGTTCTCCCCTGCCCGGAGTTCTGGCACCCGCAACACCTGCGCTTCGACTGGCCGACGCGCACGTGGAAGACGTGGATCCAGTCCGAGGCCTCGACGGGCGCGAACCAAGAGATTGACCTCGTCCCTGGTGACGGGGATTGGATGATGCACCGTCCCTACGGGCGAAATCGGCCGTGGGCGTGGGGGCTACTGTGGGCGCTCGCTCCGCTTGTGCTTCTGAAGCACCTCGCGCGGGAAGACCGTGCGCGAGCTGGTGAGAAGGGCGCGCTGCTCGTCGGCACCGTCGGCGAGGACGGCGATCTCTCGAGCGACGAAGCAGTGCCGGCGTCCGACATCCGGCGCCAACTAGCCGACGAGATCAAGCGTCGAGGACGTGACGGGGTCGTCATGCTGCCGGCGGGCTTCGACCTGAAGCTCGTGCAGGTAGCGGCGGGCTCGAACGAGCTCTTCGACAGCCAGATCGAGATGGCGAACGAAGCCATCGCGGTCAACATCCGCGGCGGAAACCTCACGACCGTCGTGAAGGACGGCAGCCGCGCTGCGGCTGAGTCGCAAGAGCGAACCGGCGACCAGGCGAAACTACGCTTCGACGCGCAGGCCTGGACCTCGACGGTCCACGACCAATCGCTGAAGCCCTACGCCGAGCGAAACTGGGGCGACCGAAAGCTCGCGCCATACCCGGTTTACCCGGTCGAGCCGAAAAAGAATCTCAAGGCAGAGGGCGAGACGGCGAACGTCGCGCTCGATGCGGCCAAGAAGGCGACCGACCTCGGCTTCAAGGTAAAGCGGAAGGAATTCACCGAGGAGTTCGAGCTCGACGATTGGCTCGACCCCGGTGAAGAGCCGCCGAAGCCAGTGCCGGGGCAGCCCACGGGGGCACCCGCACCAACGCCGGCGTCGACGGGCGCGACGGGTAGCCCGGCGCCAGCGACGGAGACGCCAGAGGCCAAGCCAGCACCGACGGCTCGAGCACGGCACGTCCGACTCGCCTCCGGCGACTCGCCCCGCAAGGGTCGAGGCTTCCTCGAGGGTCAGCTCTACGCCGACGCCCTCACCGAGGACAGCACGGCGGCGGGCATCGCTGCTTTGTGGCCCACGCTCGAAGCGATCGCCGAAGAGCTCGACGCGGCGACCGACTACGAAGACCTTCGCGCGCGCCTGCGCGCCCGCTACCAAGACCTCGACCCCGAGGAGCTGAACGACATCGTCTTCTCGGCGATGGCGCTCGGCGAGCTCGCTGGTCGGGCAGCCGTGAACCAGGACGCGTGAGCACGATGCTCTCGAGCGCCGAGCGGAAAGCGTCGGCACGGTGGACCGTAACGGCCGAAGTCGGTCGGTTCGACGAGGCGCTCGACTTCTTCCGAACCCGCACGGTCCTGACGAAGGCTGAGGCGCTCAGGCTCGACACCGACGCTCGCACGCGGGCGTTTTGGATCGGCGGGGGCTTGCAGCTCGCGCAGGTCCAGAGCGTCTTCGACGAAATCACGAAGGCAATCGAGTCGGGGGAGCCGTTCGAGGAGTGGCGCAAGCGCGTGAGGGGCACGCTTCGGAACGACGCGCACGCCGAAACCGTCTTCCGCAACGCAACACAGCGCAGCTACAGCGCCGGCCGGTGGCGGCAGATGAACGACCCGGACGTCGTCGAGGCACGGCCGTACTTCATGTTCGACGCCGTGCTCGATTCACGCACGACGCAAATCTGCCGGCCGCTCGACGCGACGATCCTACCGGCCGACCACGACTTCTGGAAGACGCACTGCCCACCGCTGCATCACCGCTGCCGGTCGGGCATTCGCAGCCTCCGGAAGACCGACGCCGAGAACCGCGGGATCACCAACGTCCCGCCGCTCATCGACGCTGACGAGGGCTTCGGGCTACCGCCTGACGCGCAGCCCGTCTGGAAGCCGAGCCGCGCGAAGAACGACCCCGTGCTCGTGGACGAGCTCGAGCGGAAGTCGCGGAAGCAACCGAAGAGCGGGCCCCGGCGGAAGAAGCCGCCGCAGAAACACGACTCGAGGTATTGGGAGGACCAATACCAAGCGAAGTACGGGGAAGCAGCGCCGGCGCTCGGTTGGGGGCGAGCGATGCAAGAGCGCGCGCTCGACCGCTCCGCGGGCGATGTACTCGGTGAATTGAACCGTCTGCACAGCGAAGGGCACCCAGGCGTTGCAACGAAGACGCTTCAAGAGTTCGTCGACCTCTTCAACAGCCAAGGGAATCGGCCCCTCCGAAAACTCGTCCTCACCGAAGAGCAGACGTTCTTCGCTGCGCTGTCCGAGCACACGCGGACCATTCAGCCGCTCGGGAAAGCGAACTTCCCCTTCACCGGCGGCAACCCGAACCACGACAGCGTCGAACGCGCACGTAGGTTCTACGGTCTCACAGCAGACAAGCGAGTCACCCAACCCAAGGGGGTTGTGGCGCGGCTCGACCACGAGCGAGCGTACTTCTCGCCGTCTGAAAATCGGATCTCGTTCAACGGGCGCTCACCCACCGTCTACGTCCACGAGTGGGCCCATGCCATCGAGCACCACGACGCGCGGGCCCTCGCCCGGTCAAGCGCATTCCTGAAAGCCCGCACGGCGGGCGAGAAGCCAAAGCACCTCGGCTTTGGCTACGAACCATGGGAGTACGCGAGAGAGGATGACTTTCTCGAGGCCTACATGGGCAAGGACTACGGGGAAAGGGCCACGGAAATAACCTCCATGGGCTACGAGTACCTCGCCGGCAAATTGCACGCCCTACACGACACCGTGGAGCTGAAAAAGCTCCTGCGCAAAGACCCAGACATGGTGCTTTTCCTGCTCGGGCAGCTCGCCGGCCGGTGACCCCTTGCCGGTTGGGCCGGGAGTGGTCATGGTGAGGTCGTCATGACCTGGCGTTTTGCGGACGGCACGACGGTCGAGCTCGGCGGCAAGGTCGAGGGGGCGACCCTCTTTGCCCAGATCCTTCGAGACGACTTCGAGACCGGCGCGCACGTCACGATCTGGCCTGAGCCCGCACCCGCGCTCGACGTGGATACGAGCGACGCGGCGATGCTGAACGCCTACCTCGAGCGGATGGCGAGGCTCGAGGGCGTGCGGCTCGTCGAGGCGCCCGAAAGAATCCCGAACCTCCCGCCGTCGCCCTACGCCGTCGCGAAAAACGTTCCGAGCGACGCCATCTACTGAACCAGCGCTTCGGCTCGCGCCGGCGCGCGCGAGAGACACCGAAGCATGCGCTACAGCGTTTCAACCGCCGTCACCCCCAGCGACACCGTCGACATCTGGCCCGGCACGGTCGCTGATGCCATTTTCGTCGCTGGCACCGGGAACCTGACGCTCGTTCTGCAGGACGGCTCGGAAATCGCGATCGCTGCCGCTGGGGCAAACACGATCTGGCCCTTCGCGACGAAGCGCGTGAAGGCCGGCGCGACTGCGACCGGCATCCGCGGACTCAAGTACTGAGACCAAAGCCATGGGAAACTTTGCGTTCGCTCTCGCCGGCGACGGCACGGAGACGCTCGAGCTCGACATCTACTCGGTGATCGCGCAGTCGTCTTGGTGGTACGACTCGATCTCAGCGAGCCAGGTTCGACGCAAGCTCAAGGAGAATTCGAAGGCGAAGCTCATCAAGATTCGCGTCCATTCGGACGGTGGGGACGTCTTCGAGGCACAGGCGATCTACGCCGAACTCCAAGCGCACGGCGCGCGGGTCGAGGTCGACATCATGGGGCTCGCCGCCTCGGCCGCGACACTCGTCGCGATGGCCGGTGACACGATCCGTATCACCGAGGGCGCCTGGTTCATGGTCCACAACGCGTGGGGCATGGCGATGGGCGGTCCCGAGGAGCTCGAGGACTGGGCCGACGTACTTCGGAAGGTGAGCGGCACATTTGCCGACATCTACTCGAAGCGCTCCGGGCTCGACCGGAAGAAGGTCGTCCAGCTCATGGACGCCGAGACGTGGATGACGGCGGCCGAGGCGAAGGCCTTCGGCTTCGTCGATGAAGTCATCCCCGCGAAGGCGAAAGCAGCGGCATCCGCGAACGAAAAGCGAGCGCTCGACTCGGTTCGCCGCTCGGTAGCTCGGTCGATTGCGGCAGGCGACTACGAGAAAGTCCCCGAAGCTCTGCGAGCCGCGCTGCCAGCTCCCGAATCTCCGGCGCTCGAGGGCGACCCCGCCATCGAAACGCCCACGAACCCCGAACCGTCGCCGGCGCCCCCGGCGCCCGAACCAGCGACCCCGCAACTCCAACTTGCCCTCGGGCCGACGCCCGAAGTCGAGGAGACTGACATGCAATTCCCCAAGAACATCCTCAAGGCCCTCTCCCTCGCCGAAGACGCGGACGAAGCCGCCGTCGAAGCAGCCATCAAGAAGCTTCAGGCCAGCGCGCGCGCGGGTGTCGCCATCGAGGCGCTGCTCGGTACGAGCGGTGACGCCGCCGTCGGCGCCGTGCGTGCGCTGAAGGAGTCGAGCGAGGCGAACGCCGGGCTCCACGACGAGGTCGAGAAGCTGAAGGTCGTGAACTCCCGCCGCGACTTCGAGGCGCTTCGCGAGCAGGGTTGCAAGGACAAGAAACTCTCGC